TAAGTAAAATAAGCAATTAGAACTTGCAAACCACTTGGGGGTACACTTGAGAAATTGCCTTTTCCTCCCATTCTGACGCAGTTTGAAGCTAAATCTAAGTTGCAGTATTCAACCCAGAATCCTTGATTGATGTTTGTTATTGAGATAACCTTTTCTTTTTTAATATGTGACGGAAGATTTACATACCATTCTGTTACATCCGCTGAAGATATATATCCGAGCAGATGCGTCATTGACAAAATTTCAGTTTTAAACAAATTTTCTACTTTATCCAAAATTGGCTTGTTAGAAATCGCCCTGAATTTTGACACATCATTATATGTTAAATTTGTGTCCGCTATGCATTCGTAGTAAAATTTTGTTACACTGTCATAATAGAACTTGCCTTTTGTCTTGTTTCCAATGTCCTGTATATTTCCGCCAAATTCCAGTCCTGCTATTTTTTCTAATTCAGCAACTAAATTTGAAGTAGTTACTAAAGTAGATGGATTCATAAGCATTGTTGCTCCGTTAGAATTATTAATTTCTGTTATCAAGTCAATTTCTACTGTTGCTAAATTTATTCCATTTGTTGCAGGCATTACATCTGGTTCTTTTGCTCTAGTTATACTGTACAGTATTTCATTTCCCGTTCCGGTTTTCGCATAAAGTCCTATGGTTTGTATTTTATAACTTGTATTCACTGTTGAATTTGTAAACACTGCATTTAATCTTACTCTTGTTCCTTCTTGACTTATTTTAGACATACTTACCGTTTGCTTTATCTCATCTATATTTGTTAATTTTGATACATCAGTTGAATCTTCATAGATTTTACTTGATGTAATCATCCTTGTAAAAATTATCTGTTTATTATTCGCTAAAGTATCGGCTATCAATGCTCTTCCATTATCTGTTATCGTAGTATCTTTAAATATCGCCATTTTTTAACCTCCTATAATATATTTTTTACCATGCATAAATCCTACAGTTGCGTGTATACTAAATACTACATTCGGAAGTTTTGCAATTATTTCGTATCTCGCATAACTTATTATCCCATTTGATACATAAATTTTATTTTTAGATTTAGGAGTAAGTATGTTGATACTCTTAAATCCTAAGTTTGCTGGTAATATCATTTTTAGCATATTATTTAATTCATCGTATTTCCTAGAATCATCAAATTTAGTTGTTATTCCTAGTTCATAATTATTAAAATTAGGCTTTAATTCATAATTTCCTACTCCGCATAGTTGGTTCAATCTCTGAGTTAAAACTTTCCAGGTGTACGGTATTTGGTCATTCCAATATGTTAGAACTCTGAAAATTCTAATTTCCAATGTATCGTTTTCATACCTGTGTAAATTTAACATTTCTTCAAATTTACTTATTCCATCTTCATCACAATATTGTATAAACTGATTATTAAACACCTTTTTAAATAAATCCCACAAAGTTTTAAACTCAGGTTCTTCACTTTTCATTATTTGTCTAATTTCTCTATATTCCTGCATAAAATCAGGTAAATATTCCAATAAATTTACATTTATCATTTCTAAAAATTTCATACAGATATACCTCCAAATGTCGGAATTTCATATTCTGTAAGTTGTAAATTATTGGGACTTCCATTTAAAGTTGTATTCTGAATATCCAAAATACCATTCACGTCAAGTATTCTAGCCTCAAGTCTTGAAATTCTCACAACTAAATTATTGCTCGTTATTTCATTTTTCAAAGCCCAGGTTTTTCTAAGTTCCAATAAATATTTTTTAATAATCTCTTCAACTTTTAACTTCACAAGTGGCCACGTATAGTTTGGTTCAAAAGAAATAGTTGTTGCGATATTCACTGGTACATTAGTTGTACCTTGAACTGTGACAATATGTCCTATTGGAGCAACACCTAGACCTTGTGCATCCATTGTAGGATCTATTACATCCTGAACTTTTTTAATCAATGTTGCACTTGCTTGGTTAAAATCACTATCTAGTATAGTTAGTAATACTGTTCCGCCACCCTTCCATATAGGAGTCACTTTAACAGCCCCTACACCTCCTATTTCATGTACCTTTAACTTATAATCAGAAATATTACCACCATAAGCTTTCATATTAAAACTATCAAAATATCTCTTTCTTAGTGCTTCCGTTTCTTCTTCATCACGACCTGGAATTAAGAGTTCTATTATTTCAGCACGTCCTAACCCATTTACGTAATCAATAGGAATTATTTTCCCTGTTTTTTCATTTCCTATCCTTCCTGAATTCTCACATTTTAGTTCGTATTCATAAAAATTTGTAGTTGTATTGTGTTGTATGAATTTTATTACTATATAATTCAAATCTTCCAAACTGAAACGACTTCCCAATGGCACTTCAATATCAAAAACACCTTTTAACACCGCTTTACTCGCTTTGTATGGAGATATTCCACGTTCAGAAGCTCTACGTATTAAATTTTCTCTGCTTGCGGTATCCCCAAATGTTTCCTTAATAAAATCTTGGAGCACAAAATACATACTTTCTAGTTCCATTGCGGCAGGAGCTAAGGCATCCCATATTACAGAACCTTCTCTCTTATCCAAACTGTTAGGGATTCTAGTAAGCATTCTTTCCATTATTTTTTCATAAGTTATCACTTCAAACATAACAACCTCCTTCCTTAAATTATCGCTACCGATAATCCATTATCGATTTGAATTTTTCCAAACAATGTTTCGGCAACAAATTTTTTTATAAGTACTGTTCCTCTTTCATTTTCGGTATCAAATTCAAAACTATGTACCGCTGTTATTCTATTATCCTGAAGCAATGCTTCTGATATTCTACGTTCGAGTTCAACAATACAATATTCGACAGGCATTCCGAATAAATCTTCAAGCTCAATTCCATAATCCCAAGAATATATTATATATTTATACCGTTCTGTACGTATTATTTTATATATTGCTTGTTCCACTGCTTTTTGACTATCTACAAATCCTAGAATGTAATTTCCCTTGTAAAGTTCCATCTTGTATGTTTTTGTAGGCTGTTCTCTCACTGTTACATCTGCACTTATTTCAATCTTTGGTATCATAACCACTCACCTTCTGTTTGTGGGTCATCAATTCTGTCAAGAACAATAAATTTTTGCCCCCCTTGTTTTCTTATTAGCAAAACACCTTCTCCGATTTTTAGTCCATTATGAATTGTTATTTTCTTTCGTCCTTTATATTCATGTTTATGTTTTTTTATGTCAGTCACCGCACCCTCGACAACTTCTGTTTCCTCTGTTGAATGTCCTACGGTGATGTCTACTTCATAATCTTTTACTAAATGTGTCAAAATAAGTTCATCTTCCTCTAAAGCAGGTACGTTTACATCGAGTCTTATGGTAAGAGGGGATGTACTCTCTACTTTCCCTGCATAAATTTCAGAAGGTTTATTATACTCAACAGCATTATTTATCATCTGTTTGAGTGCTCGTTCTAGTTTCGCCATCGTGTCCTTCCTCCTTGCCTATAGTTCCTTCAAGATCCAAATCCATAAAATATTCCTTGAACCCAAATTTATGTATAACTTTATCAACTAGCATATAATTTGCAAGTTTAAATTCAGCAACATCCATGTAAACAATGAAAGAAGAACCACCACGAATTCTAACATCTCCAAATATTCCTTTAAGTTTTAAAGTTTTTGTTCTTTGATTATAATATTTGAGCATCTTATTAGCACGTTCTCTTCTTTCAGCTTCTGTCGCATTACTTCTGTTTACTTTTTCAAAATATTGCAAAAGTCCCCATTTAGTGATATTTTCACTATCAAATACTTGATATTTCTCAAGTTTTTTCTCCTTATCATTTACATAGTCAAGTACAACTTGATTGTACGTTTCTTTGTCTATACTACTTTCAAAGTCAAAATCCTTTCCAGAAGTATTATCAAATATCAAATCTTTTATTTTTAAAGTTTCAGTCTCTTTTAATGTTAATTTTCCGTAATCATCATAAATTACATATCTTTTCTCAGTAAATCTTAATGTATCACTTAAAGCTCCTTGAATCATGTCAATTAAAGTTGTTCCATCTTCACGCCTTTTCTCGAATACATGTTCAGTATCTTCTATTTCTCCGATTGTGAGTTTAAAATCTTCCGCAATCATTTTAATAATTTCACTTGCTTTTTTACCTTTAAAAACGTAATAAGCTTTACTTTTTAAATATCTTAATTGATCATAAGCTGTAATTGATACTATTTTATCTTTTCCAAGTTTTCGAGTAAATACATACCCTAAAAATACATTTTGTCCACGATATTTTAAACTTACTTGATCTCCCTCCTGAACTTTTTCATCAAATATCATCTTGAACGTCAATTTTCCCGGAGCTGCCTTTCTTTCTAGAGTTAATTCTATGCTGTTTGTAACAAGTGGTGAAACTATTGTTTTAGTAGTCTGGCTTGCAATTATCAACTCAATATCCTTCTCCATTTCATAACTTTCCTCATTTGGTTTTGACATAAATGATTTTATTTTTTGCGATATATTTTCAAGCATTTTTACCACAACCTTAATTTATCTGATACAAAACCTGTGAGCGATGAAATCCCATTTACTTCAATAACTGTTTGAAGTTGGTCAAGGCCACCAGTTTCATTTCTGATAACTTGCCATATTTTATCACCGTATTTCATTTCTTTTATTCGACTTTCCACTTTATCTGTCCATCTTTGATTTTGAACACTCATAGTTCCATCAGCATTTTTTATGTATTGCTTTGGTCTAGGATCTATAAATTCTTTCAGCTTAATTTCCACATACATATCCATTCCCTCTTCGGCATTTTCTTCTACACTAAAATCTTCAAGTGATACTTTAAGATTAGTACTAAAATAAGTACGGAAAGAATTTGGATAGTTCCTAATTATTATTAATTGAAATGGTTTTGCCTTTTTCTTTAAGGTTTTTAGTTTATTCAAATAATAACTAGGCCTTTGATAAAATCCTAAGTATCTAGTAAATGGATAACGTTGGGAAGGTAACATAAATTTAAAACTTATTTCCTGCAATCCTTCCTGTTTTAACATATTAAACTCTGCATCGTTTATTAGATTTATAACATTATTCATGTTTTTATGTGTAACAGTAACAGAGGAAGGTGCTACGGGTAAAAGCACCCTATCAATATAAAATATATAACCTTGTGTTCTCATTAATCGTTATGCACCCCTTCCGCTGCGGTATAAACGTGTTCTGCTAATCTTTCTCCAAGAGCGTCTATAAAATCATCCGCATCTGCTTCTTTTGAAATATCATTGTAATTTGTCATATCTATTTTTATCTCAGCGGTAGTAAATTTATTTACATATTCTTTTTCCGCAACATCTCTCAGATATTTCATATCTTCATCCATATCTGTCATTTTATCTGCCATTTTCCCTGTATTATCTGCGGTTCTCTTACTGTGTGGGTCTTTTTTATCTTTTCCTCCACCATCTTTGTCTCCTTTGTCTTTACCACCGCCACCACCTTTGTCATCACCTTTTCCTTTATCTGGCATAGGTTTGTTTTTTCCAATATCTGTTAGACTATCCTTTGCTTTATTAAGTCCATCAGTTAATCCTTTTACACCTTTTCTGACATCATTTTTTCCTTTGTCAAAGTTCGCATTAGGATTAGTAAGTTTTGTACCAGCCAACTTCCCAGCACCATTCATAACACCTTCTATTAGCCCTGAAGAATCTGCAAATCCAGCATATCCAAATTGAGGTGCTTGCTTTTGTGCCACTTTAACACCATTGGCATCTCCATAGGCCATAGCTTGAATATGTTGAGCTGGAGTAAACGAAGCTCCGCCTCCGCCACCAACTCTGCCAACACTTATGCTAAGAGCCCCGCTATTTGAAAAATGCAAACCGGTAACAGAATCTATAACTTTACCAATTTCATTTAACCCTCGTAAAAATCCATTAACAAAACTTTCAACCATTTTTGCCAGAGAATTTATGGCATTGGCAAAAGCATTGTGAAATCCGTTTGCAACTGTTACTGCGGCTCTTCCTATTGCGTTATATCCGTCTATAAATCCATTTGCGACTCCTACAAAAAAATTATAAATTCCTTTTAAAATATTACATATTGTAACTTTCAACCAAGCCCAAACCATTGCGGCATTATTTACGAGCCAGTACCACGCCTGCAAAAGTATATTTACAAGCCATACTCCCGCATTCCATATTCCTATGAAAACATTTACTATTATAGTGCCGAGGGCAATAAAAGCTATTATGACTACTGAAACAAAGATAACTATTACATCCCAGATTATGATAAATACATCCACAACAACTGCACATAACCAGTACCACATTCCACCAATTGTTTCCAATGCACTTTGAGTTCCTGTCGCCCATTGAACGGTAACAACTAATGCCCATAATATAACTGCTACCAATCCTATTATAATTGCTGCGAGCCAAGTCCCAGGAAATGCCCATATTGCCGAATTAAGTGTCGTTTGTGCAGCTGCCAACCCTTCAGTAGCAACAATCGCTGCATACTCTGTCGCAATCTGCCACAATAAGGCAATACATTGGGCTATTGTAGCCATAGTAGACCAAACTGACGCTAACGCCACAATAGCTTGAACCGCTCCATACCATAATAATGCGGCCGTAACTCCGTAAATAATTGGACTTATCGCCTGCCAGTTATCAGCTATAAATTTCCCAGCCATAGCAATTCCGTCTACAACCCCATTCACTACTGCTTTTAACCCAATAAATCCAATTTTTAGATTAGTTATAAAGGATTGAAAGGCTTGGGAGTTGGCTAATTGATTTATCTTTTTAAGTATGCCTTCCATCTCCCGCAATGCAAAGTTTTTAGCTTGAGTCCAAATGTCAGACCATGTGAGAGGCAAAGTTTTAAACTTGGCATTTATATCATCTCCAGCACTAAACAAAGCATTTTTTATTATGTCTGCCGTTATTTTCCCTTTTGCTCCTAATTCTTTCAATTCACCAACTGACACATTCATATATTTAGCTATAGCTTGAGCTACCATTGGAGCATTTTCCATTACAGAACGAAATTCATCTCCCTGAAGTTTTCCAGCTGCCATAGCTTGAGTAAGTTGATACATTGCACTCGTTGCTTCCACTGCATCTGCTCCTGATACCTTGAATGCTTTTTGCATAAGATTTGTAAACTGAACGATTTCATCGGTGTTGTTAAAAGCATCTTTTGCAAGTAATCCTAGTTTTGCCACCTGATTCATACTGTCAGCATAGGCGACTTTCGCATCATTTGCCGACTGATAAATCTGCTCTTTTAATTGTTCGGGTGTATCTGTTACTAGATTTAATCTAGCCGTTATCTGTGCATTTTGATCAGATGCTTCCAATAATTGTTTTGCACCCATAACACCTGCTATTGCCGCACCTACCTGCATCATTTTCTTCTTTATTGTATCAGCAATGCCTGGCGTCTTACTCAGGTTATCGTTCACCCCTTTACTGTCACTTTTCATTTTCTGGAGTTCGTTATCAGCCAATGCTAGTTGTTGTCTTGCTGTTGTCAAATTAGCAGTATTAATATTCATAGATTTTCCATCAAGACTGGATAAACTATTTACTGTTGCACTTATTGCATTATTTATTGCTGTAAATGTCTGTGTCATTCTGTCATTTAAGATTATACTGTTTTGTATTGTAGCCATGTTTTCCACCTCCTAACGTCTTCTGCGACCAGCTTTTCTCTTAGATTCCTTTTCTGCTTCTTTTTCTCTTTTTATTTTTAAATCAATACAGGCCATAATGAATCCTTTTTCATAAATATCCATTTCTGCAAATTCACTTGGCCGTATTTTAAGTTTATGAAGGCAATAGTAAGCGTAATTATACTCTGCCACATTTGCCTCAATTAGTTTTTTGCTTCTTCTTTAATGTCCTCTATGTTGATGTCCCAACCGTTTATTTTTTGGACTTCTTGAAGCAATGACGAGTATTCTCCTGGAAGCAACATTGCATTTATTAATTCTTTTGAATCCATCACTCCCCAAGAATCTTGTAATTCTTTATCGTTTAAATCCGGATAAACTAATGATTTCAAAACTAAATCCATATAGTATCCTTGGGTATCTGTTTCTGGCACAAATACTCCTTTAGCTTTTTTAACTTGCCTTGTATTTTGTTTTCTTAAAATATCATCCATTTCATTTGAAATAGGTTTTATCTCAAATTTTACAAAATTCCCTTGATCATCCTTGAATCTTTTTGAAATTTCCACTTCCTGATTTTCCACAGGTATTGTATTCTGTTTTAAAAAAAATTTTAAATCTTTCATTATTAAATATCCTCCTAAATTATTTTAAAAGGGAGTCAAAAACTCCCTATCTATTCATTCCATCAAGCTGCTTAAATTTATCCACAAGTTTCCAATCTTCAAATGTGAAATCAAACTCATCTTCCAAATAGTCGGCATCCGCATCAAACTGTGCAATAATTCCGCCATCTAAATTACAGTCAATCAACATTATTGTCTGTTTATCCACACTTGCTGTTGGATCTTCATTTACAATTTGCATATCAAAATACAAGTCTTTACCAGTCCTTGTATACTCCTGCAATATTTCTCTAAATATAGATGTATTGAAATGAAAAGTAGCACTCCCAGTTCCTTTCCATCCTGCTGCTTTATTCCCTTTCCCGGTTTTACCTAGAATTGGAACTTCAACTTTATTCTTTTCCATCTCTGCTTTTACATTTATAGCTTGCATAAAATTATATCTTTTGTTCCCAATAGTAACAAAACACTTAGCAAGACTTCCAGATATGGCATCCTTACCTTTCATTATTGCTGTATCAGCCATTTATTCCCACACTCCTTTAGCTTTTATTGTACAATTACATTCATATAAAGTTTTTCCATAGCTACAACAGGTTTTATATTAGTTGTAACTAGTACACTTTCCTTAGTTTCACCTTCTACAACTGTAATATCTGTTTCCTCATTGAAATCTTTTATTGCTCTCAAATCTTCCAATGTTTCGTGATGTTTTGAAATATCACGTTTCAAATCATTCCTATCATATTCAGTATTGTTAGATGAACCCAAATAAGTTTTATTAAAAATTGTTGCAACATCAGTAGCAATTTGGTCTAAGGTTCTCATCACTTGAGCAAATGAGAAGTCTACATTTTTCCTTTTTATGAATGAAACAAATGAATTAATATCTTTCAGAACTCTTATTTCATCTCCTGTTTTATGGAATATGAAATACCCTGCTTTTACAGCTAATTCTAATTCTGTTTGTGTTTCTTCCACTTCAAGTTTAAAATCACCATTATATTTTTGACTTGTCAAACTTCTATTAACGGCACAATATGCTTCGGCTCCACCAACCCAGTAAACTGCTGAATTTTCAGGAAAACCAGAATCCAATATTTTAGTTTTTACATTAATCACACCTTCATAATCTGGATCAGTTGCACGATAAACTACGCATACAAATTTAGCCCCAACTCTGTCCCTCATTCTCTTCGTGTACTGTACATACAAGTCTTTTATAGTTTTCTCATTTGAAGTACAAACTAAAACATTGATAAAATATTTGTCGATTTTATCCAAAAATTTTTGATGCGATGCACCTGTCACAGTCCCATTTGTCCCACCTGTCATAGGTGTTCCCGCCGTTACAGCAAGTGTTGCATCCGATTTAAAAATTACAAAGTCATTTGTTTTCAAATCTTGAGCAGCAGCTACAGTCTGAACATCTACTTTTTCTGAATCAACAAAAGTAGTAACATCAAAAAGCGATGCATTATCAACATTTGCTTGGATTGATATCTTTATATCATTTCCTCTCTCTCCTGTATATTTTGCACTACCGAAAGCATTTGTCGCTTTAGCTCCACCTGTATTTAATTTATAAATATATCCAGTTTGAGTATATTTAAAGAAATCTCTTAATCCCTTTAATTTATCACTGTCATAGGAATGGCCAAAATACTTAGTAGAATTTTCAATAAAATCACCATTTTCTACTTTGAATATTTCTTCATCAATTCCCCAATCAAGTTCAACTCCAATCGCGGCATATCCTCTATCCGAAAATACAAGTTCAGCTCTTTCTTTACTTACAAAATTAATATATGTACCTGGTAAAACTTTATCTTGTACTAGCCAAGTACCACCACCATAAGCCATTATTTAACCTCCTTGTCTAAAAAATTCTCTAATTTCTTATCGACATCTGACAACGTGTATTCCTTGTCATCCTCTAATAAGACATTCAATAAATCAGCTCTGTTTTTATATTTATCAGAACTTATAATCTGACTTTTTACAAATTTAGTTTCTTCTGACTTATTTTCAACATTTTCTTTTTTTATCTGTATCTTATTTTCAGCACTATTAATATCTGCCATATTAATCCTCCTTCAATCCATTATTTACATCTAGTTTTTTCATCTTAGGTTTTTCCTCATCTAATTTATAAATAAACATCTCATAAGTAATAAAAAAATGTAATATTCTATCTTCTTCTCTAGAACTTCTTTCAATTCCTCGAATAAGCGTACCATCATCAAGTTCAATATACTCAAGCACCGAATAAAGTTTATCTAACACCTCGAATGTTTCTTCTGAACTTTTTTTCTTAGGAAAATATACAATATCGAACAAATAACTTCTCAAATATCTATTTCCAATAATCTGCTTTTCACTAGGATTCAATAAGTCGATAAAAAAGCAAGGCTCTTCAAAACCTTGCTCAAGTTCTTCTTTGTGAATATTTATTCCATTAAAACTTTTTGAAAGTTTTAATCCGATTCCATTTACAATTTCATTTAACATCTATCCTCCTAACTTTTTAAGCCATTCGGTAATCTTCTTCTCAATAACAGCCGGAGCTTGCCTTTTTAATTCATCTTCAGAAATAGTAAGCATAAACTTACCTTTTACCCAAGACTTTTTCAATCTCTTCCCAATAGCAGGAACAAATCTTCCTGGTGTCTGCCTGTGCCCAAATTCAACATAGCTTGCATATTCAGTAGAGTTTGAAACTTCTATTTCGTAATTTCCACCATTTTTTCTTACATCCGATACTGTCCAGTTTTTTCTTAAAGTTCCACCTTGTCCACCATATGTTTTAGAGAATGTTTTACCGCCTTTTTTGTATGAAACTGTCTTGGTTTTTAAAACTCTAGCTCTGCCTTTCTTATCATATATGGTATCACCTTTTTTTATACCTTTTTTCTTATTATCTCTTTTATAGGTAGCAATTCCAAAGTTTGGAGAGCTTACAGGTGTCCTTTTAATTACTTTACGTAACAATCTCGCAGCTAATTCTTTTATAGTATCAATCATCAACTGCTCTTTTTCCTTTTCCATATCCTCAATTATTTTTTGAAACTCTTTCAGACCATCAAATTGTACTTTTATCTTTGAACTCGCCATTACGCCTTCTCCTGTTCCACTTCAAGTACAATTTCCTGATGATTTGTGTAAACTGCTGATATTGCACTGTGCTTATATCTCTTTGTCACGTTGTTTTGAGTCACTTCAATTGTACTTCCCGGAGGGATGTAAACTTCTGGAGAAATGAATAATTTAACAACTTGAGAAACATTCGCTCCCAGCCCTGTCTGCTCAGCTTGGCTGATATTTTTAAAACTTAGGCGGCAAGGCACATTCTTACATATTTCTACTTTTTCAAAACTTACTATTCCGTACTTATCTTTTGATTTTTTATTTTCAAAAGCAGTACACAGTCCGTCCCACATCGAGTGTATTGCTTCTCTTGCGCTTTTTAAGATTTCGCTTACCATACTAACCTCCTGTACTTGAGTATCTCGCTTTCTCCATAAGCTAAAAGCGTTGATAAAAATACTTCAAATTTATCTCCCGTGGTCTTACTATCCTCAAAGACTACTTTAGTTTCTCCCTCCGTTATCTCTTTCGCTATTCGGTTAAAATTTAATCCAAGAATATCAAGTTGATTCATTTTTAATTTGAAGTTGAGAAACTCTGCCGCACTTCTATTTATCCAGACATATTTTAATCCTTCGGGAACTTTCTTTTGGTTAGTTTTATTACAGATGTAATACTTTACTGTCTGAATGGAATTGTCTAATAAAAATAAGTCACCATCTACAACTTCGTAACCCAGCGACTTTAAATATTTTTTTACATCTTCCTTGATGTCTGTGATATAATCCATAGCCATCACTCTATCCTCTCGAAATTATTCTGGCAATAGGTATGGCTTTATGATCTATGCATGTTTTTGTTCCAGTAGAATTATCGTTCACCAGCTCCCAGTTTGCACCCATTTCCAATTCCGCATCAGTCGGAGACAATGTAGCCATACTTGATTTTGTAAATGAAATTCCGTATGGAGCATAGCAAATTCTTTCTCTTGAATAAAGAGTGTCTTGCCCACCATTTGTTTTAGGGTCTCTAAACATTTCAAATGGAACTTTTGCTCCAGGATTTGTAAATTCAAAAGCACCTTCTCCTAAAACATAAGTTGTATATTTTGTATATGCAGGAGTTGTCCCTGATTTTGGAACTTCTTCAGTAGGCATGGAATCATCTACCAATACCAATCTACCGTTTAAAGCTGCAATTGTTAAATTTCTTTCTATTCCATCAGAATCCGTATATTTTAAATATTCAAGTAATTTTAAGTTTTCTAAGTTTGTTGCTATTTGTGAGTGCATTATCGCCAATGAAAATCTTGCTTTATTTTGCCCCACAGCCTTTTGCAAAGCATTGTTTAAAGTGGTAACATTAAATACTTGCTTAGCCGTATCAGTTTCTTTTGATACATCATAAGTATGCCCATCAACAAATTTTTCATTGTCTGCCCCAGTCATAGCAAACACACCTTTTAGAATTGATAATAATAAATCCTGATTTATGTCATCCCAATATTCTGATACCTGTAATCCTACTTGATCCATGAAATTAACTCCTCCTGTTATATCATGTGAGAAGTCTTTCTCAACCCATCCTTTTGCTCTACCTACAACAACTCTCGAATGAGAGAAAGTATTCATCGATGTTGAATCAATGTCAGTTTTACCGTCGTAGTTATTAGGTTTTCCACCAATTCTACCAAATAAAGGAGTTGTCACATAATATCCTCCTGTTTGTTCGCTCATCATATCCACATACTGCGGTGCATTTCTTACTGCACCAGATTTTAATAATTCATTTCTTTTTAATTTTGGTATGGTATCAACATATTTCCCAAATACCTCACCATTAAAATGTTTCGCGTCAAATAATGCTTTTGCCATAAATATATCCTCCTATAATTTTAATTTTGTTCTGCCATCATTTCAGAATAAGTTTTAATTTTTCCAGCACTATCGCCAGCACTGTTCTGTGTGTTCCCTTCTCCAGGTTTGACCCCTGAAAAGTTGGGTTCTTTTTGTTTTGTTTCTGTGACTTTAAACAACATCTTACTATCTTCAGCAGTTTTCAGTGCTTCTAACTGTTCATTAATCCCAATCAGAACATCTCCATCCAACTTGATTTTATCCATATCAAGTAAAGCCTTAACTGCTCTGGTATTAATAACATTTGAGCCAAGTAAAGTTGTGTCAATCGCACTTTCCAGCTTAAATTTAGCAAGTTCAGCCTCAAAATTATCTTTTGCCACCTTATTGTCTCTTTGCAAGTTTTCAATAGTCTGCTTCATCGTTTCTAAATCTCCTGAACTATTTTTTAAATTCTCAAGCTGCACATCTCTATCCTTCAAATCTTTTTCCAGCTGTTTTTTGGTATTATTCACTTCATCAAATCTTGATTTTGGAATAAATCCTTTCAACTGTTCAGCATTTACTGATAGAACCTTTTCTGCCTGTTCTTCTGACAGACCTAATTTTAACAGGTCTTCTTTGTTCATAATCTATTCACTCCTATTCATTTTTTACGTTGTATGCCAACGAGATTATTTTTTTCTGATTTGTTCTTTTACGCCTGCAAATTCTAAAAAGGCGATTTTTCACAAAATTTTTACCGCCAATCCATAATTAACAGCACATTCATATTCAATTTTACACCCTCTAGCATATTCATAGCCTTGTGCAAAAACTACTATATCTGCATCGCACATTAATTCCAGAGACTTCGCTAAGTATCGCAAGGAACTATTTCTTTTACCTGTTATCACCGGAAAAACTGAGTCTATAATCTCTATTTCCTCATACTCTTCTTTCAATCGGCTAACTATCTCTTCTCTTTCCTGCTCTATGTTAGCGTGGCTCTTATTTCTCATCGGCTGACTTATAAATATTTTCATTTTCCCTTCACCTCCTCAAACGCTAGTATTAAAGCCGTATTTATATACCATTCTCTGTTTCCACTTATTAACTTTACATTTTTACCTTTATCAGCTTCCTTAATAAATTTCTTCAATGTTTTTTCATATTTAACACCCATGTAGTTTCCGTCGCTATGATAGATGTTAAGTGTTATCATTTTTCCTCCTTAAACAAAAAAATCACGACTAAATTAATAATCGTGATTAGTTTTTTTCTTTATTGATTGTCTTCCTCGTACGTTTTCCACAAATCTGAAAATTTAAAATCTAAATCTTTTTCTTCTTTTAGAACTTCTTTCATAAACTCAAAAAATTCTTTGTGAAGCTCAATTTCCTCTTTCGTAAAAGGTCCATCAAGCCCTCTCCATCTCATTTCGTCTCTTTTTCTCTGATACTCTTTTTCTTTATCTCTCATTTGTTTGAATGCTTTATATAGCCTATGTTCTCTTGATAACATGTTTTTTTCTCCTATAGTTTAGGTTTTTATCTTTTGCATTTAATTTTTGTAAAATCTGTGCAACATCTTCAAAATCTAATTCTCTAAGTTTTTGAACGTCATCATCAAAATCTGTCATATCCATCTCAAACATATCCTTTGACAACTCATGCACATATTTTTCATCAATCGCTCTCATATACCTGAACTTTTCATTCCTGAAAGTGTCAAAATCTCCACCACTGAATCCCCATTCATGCCTTCCTTCTGGGTGATTGTGAGTTATAGAAGCATTCTCAAAACGTATCGTTTCAATTTTTTGCGTAGGCAACGAACCTTTATCTCCTTTTATAACATATATTTCTCCACGCTCAGTTACAACCATTGCACTTTCATAGATGTTTTTAACTATTTTTTCTTCATATTTCTGCAAAAGATCTTCTACACTATTATACCTTGAATCTTTAATATTTCCAAGTAATCTGTATCTTCCTTCAGAAACTTTTACGGTTGTATTGACAAATCTTTTATTTGCGTATTCAACTTCCCAGTCTTTATACTTCATATTAGCAGGTACATAATAAGTCTTTCCATCCTTATCTCTTGTAGCACGCTCTCCTTCTTCCTCATCTTCAAAATATGGAGCAGTTGTTGTTCTGCAGTTGACGTGAAATGGCGGAGCAGTTGTGCCAATCTCGTAATCCTTAAACTCAAACACTTTGCCGTCAAGCCCCTGGCAAATCTCGGAAGTCCTGCTGTCAAGAGTAGCGACAATTTCATAACGTTCAATATTCAAATCTTCATAAGTCTTAATTCTAGCTTTAGAAGCATAGGCGGCACTTTCAGTATAGACAAGCCTTGCTACATTACTTCTGCTTGCATTCATTCTTTTAACAACTTTTTCTATTAATGTATCAAGTTTATCCCCACGAATAAAAGCCTGCGTCATTTCAGTATGCAGAGTATTCAGAAGCTTTTCTTTGTCTTCCCATATCCTGTCTGAAAAATGTTTTCCGTCAGAAGCCCAAGGGTTAGAAATAACAGTATTTACTAATTCATCATTCAACTTATACATATTTGAACCTATACCCATTCCTGTACCTTTTGCGATTTCAAAAAACGTATGGTTATATTGATTCTCGTATAAGTTACCTAGATAATTTTTAAAGCCACTACCATTATCATTATACAACTTCTCTATCTCAGCACGCACTTGAAGCTTCATAGCTTCTAATCTCTCTATATGATACTTGGTACTTGCATTTTCAAGTTCTTTTACAAACTTCAAACTGTCTTCTCCTGAACCTTTTTTGACATACTCTTCCACAGTCCATTTGAACTCATCACGTTCCTTCTTGTTAAGCATCCCCTTTGCATTTGCCAATGTTACATCGTTATTTTTAGCAATCCTGTTGTACCAGATTTCAATATCCTGATTTATCCTAGTAATTGCCTTGTCGTATTCAGCTTGCTGCTTCTTTATTTCTTTTCCAGCCATTTGATTGACTCGGCTTTCTTCCTCAATAAATCTATCTTTCCAATAATCACTCATTTAAATCACCATTGTGGTTATGTTTACCGTCATCAAAATTAGCGTAATCAGTCTGTTCCTGTATATGCTGTTCTGATTTTTCTTTCTTAATTCTTGCAAGTTCTTCCTGAACATCAGTTACCCAAGGGTGCTGTGCAACAAGTGTTTCCTCTGAAATTATTCCTACTGAATTTCTAATATCTGAAATCGCTTGGCTTTCATTCACAAGTATATCTCTATTTAACACAACCTCCACTTTTTCCTTTATGAAGTCGCCCTGTCCAGTATTCTTCAAATGATTTGCCACAAACCATATCATTTCTTCAAAACTTGCCTGAAACTCAGTTTCAAAGTCATTTGCTTCCAAGTCTATATCCGAATACATCGAACGTATATTAAGCTGATTTGGGTTATTCCCAAGCGTATCAGCTTTGCTGTCGAATCCGCCACCATTTTCAATTATAGTTTTCTTCAGCAGTTTCACAATGCTTTCATAGTTGCTGGCATTCACTTCAACTTGTAAACTTGATACATCTCCATCCTCTCTTACTTTAATAGCTCCAAATGTGGAAAGATTTTTTCTGAACTCGCCCAAGTTTTCACCGTCATAATTTTTAATGATTAAAATCGTATTTCTACTGTCTTCCTGCATATTATTCATGAAATCACTTATAAGCATGTTTAAAGCGTCCTGTAACGATTTTACTCTTTTAAGCAGGGGTTGTTCCAGCTCATCCGCTTTGAAGCATATGAGAGGTATTTTTTGCCAGTTGTAAGGCTTGTCATCAACACTCAGGTATGCCTTCTTCTCAACTGCTGTAAGTTTTGTATTGTTCATTTTGTAATACTCAACTCCAGACTTCCTGTAAATTTCAACGTAATTTTCAGTATTGTATGTTCCATTTTTATAAAGCTCTCGACTATAAACTCTTATTGCATAGTCAAGTTCTTCATGTTCATTATCAAGCCACACAGGAATAACTTCAACTGAATTTAGCCTCTTAAATTTTAAATTTCCCATTTCATCCACATACAAAAATATCCACCCAAGTCCATTGTTATAGACGTCAGTGGTTACTCTTTTCAATGTTTTAAGAAAATTTTTATCAAACAGTTCATTCAATTTATTATCGTAATTCTGATTCTCACTTTTAATACTTGGAGTTTTAGAAATTATGTAATTCACTTTCTGCTTAACCAGTTTTTTATACTGGTTATCAACAATTCTATTATTTGGCAAGTTATGAACTACTGTTAATTTCCCATCTTCCCCGATTGCCGTTCTCTGTCTTGAAAGGATATCATGCTTTCCACGATAATAGTTGTTTCCGTCTTTCATTTCTTTGTATTTCTGGCTTGCAAAATGCCACATTATGATACTCTCAACTTCGCTAAGATTGATATTCTGTTCTCCCATCTTATCTTTTCTCCTAAACAATTTCTTAATAAATTCAAACATTCCTTACTCCTTAATCAAAAGAAAATATAGGGCCTTTTGAGTAGCTTTCCAAAGCGTATCTCATTGCGTCCATTAAATGGTTAAAATCGTCCACAGGCTTATTGATTGGGTTGTCAAACTTATCTTTGTCCCACATGTAGTTTGATATTTCGGTTATGAAATTCACACATCTAGGGTGAATGATAATTTTATAATCCTGAATATATTGAACACCATTGTTGATACTATCCCTACCTTTTCTTGACTTTCTTACGCCTTTCAATCCCAAATCATAAAGCTCGTCAATCGACTTAGGCTCTTGACTATCTGCCACAATCTTTTCTTTTCCATAGCCTTTTCTGATAATCTCTTCGGCAATTTGACGGTTCTTCATTGCATTTTTGTAAATCTCATCAAACACATAAATTTCTTTATTCGCTACATCAATCAGCCCGCAGAAAAACGCTGATGGGTCATTAGTATAACCAAAGTCTAGTCCAAAAGCTGATTTTACACCTTTACGTTTTGAAATTTCGTTAACATCAAATTCTTTTTCTTCCCAGTTCTCATAAACAAGACCTTCAACAATTCCCCAGTTTCCAAGCCCTGCAACCTGATAACGTCTAGGATTATTCTTTTTCATATCTTCAAATAGCTTTTTATCACTGTCGTCAAGCCATTCATTGCACATATAGTTTGTTGTCTTTGCCATTATATTTTCGTCTTCAACATCAAAAAATCTTTTTTTGAGCCAGTGCCGTTCGTTCCAGGGGTTAAACGTGAGTGTAATCTGCTTATATAAAGGCTCTTCAACAGTACCTCTTATACTTTCGTCAAGCATATTAAAATCCTGCTCCTTGTTTATCTCATAGGCTTCCTCAATCCACGCCCAGCACAGATGTCCTGTCTCAACTGTTATTGAAGTAACTTTAAGCGGATCATCCAATCCTCTAAATAGTATTTTTTGCCCTGTAGGAATATAAATTATTTCCAATGGACTTTCTTTAACTGACCAGTAATCCTGTACCCCTAATATATTTATAGCCCATTTCAAGTCTGTAAAGCAGCTGTCCTTTAACGTCCGATAAACTTTTCTTACCACAAGCAAGTTTGCCCCAGGATATTTCATCATTGAATAAATAAAAAATAACGCCGTTGTCTTGCTCTTTTTGCTCCCACGACTGCCTTTACATACTCTGTATCTTCCTTTGAAGTTCCAAAAATCCTTATACCCTTTTCCGACTAAATCAGGGAGTCTTATCTTTTTACTCTTCAAGACTGTCCTCACCTACAATCATAACAGGTACAACTCCTTCAATTTCAACTTTATCTGTGAATAGCCTATATCGTTTACCAAGCAGTTCTGCTGACTTAATTCTATCTCGTAGACCTATCTGCTTTTTAACCATTCTAGCTTCACTTGTTCCATCGCCAGTCCCTTCAATAACAACAACTTCCTCGTCAAGCTCACCTCTCATTGATTTGGTCAAAAACTCAAGCACTTCCTTAGCAGATGCTGTCCTCTCATCCTGCATAGCTCCCAATTTCTCGTCGATATAGCTTTTTATAGCAGGTTTTTGCAAGTTTTCTTGTCCAATAACTCTCGCTGTCTTTTTACTGTACCCTGCCTTTATCGCTGCTTCTGTTATGTTTCCAGTTTCAATGTAATAATCTGCAAATCTTTTCTGTTTCTCCGTCAATTTCATGTCAAGTTCTCCACCTCCTCAAAAATAAAAATACTCCGCAATTCTAAGCGGCTGCCGAATTACAAGGCAATAAAATATTTATAAACAAACAAAAAAAGACAGCTTTTAAACTGTCTTAATTCCTAATATAGCTAATCAAATTCATCGGTCACTGATATTGATTATCAATTTCCAAAAATTCCAATATAACATATTATATCATATAAATGGGATATGTAAATACCACCTTTGGGACACCAATGGGACATTTTTGTCAAGCCCCTAGTCTAATAAAGCCTCAGGGAACAAACTGTACTGTAATTTTTTTATCAATCTTGTTCTATTTCTTCCTATAGTTTTTCTATCTACATCAAAATCTTCAGCAATTTCATCAATAGTCCACTCCTTAAAATACCTAAGAATTATAATATCATAATACCCATCGTTTTTGATTCCTTCCAAAGCATTATCTACTCTGATAATTCTTTTTTCAACTTTTGCATTCTCGGACTTTAAATGTTCTATCCGTTCTAATTCTAACTCTGGAAGCCCTTCATACTTTTTTACCCCCCCTTGAACACTTTCAACAGGTTTTATCTTTTTTATTTTTCCTAATCCATTCTTTAGTATCTCGTTTATACGTTCATTATTCTTCTCAATAATTCTTTTATAATTTGGATAAGCTCGAAGCATTGCTTCAGTTTCTTTATATTTATCCGTTTTACTTATCTGTATTAATCTTTCTGCAACTCTATCCGCAATTTTTTCTATATCTTTTTCGTTCATATATTTTTTTATTCTCCCTCAAATTTTTTCTCAAAAATGATTTTCTGCGACTGAACTTATTTCAAGAATGAAAGTCCACAAAGCACTATAAAGCCGATTAATAAAACTTTAAATATATTTTTTATTGCTCGTTTCCTTGCAAACCTTCTTTGATTCGTTATAGTTCTGAAATCTACAAACATTTGGCGTTCAATCTCCTCATACCATCTTTTCAGCTCAGTCAGTTCAAGATGTATAAGCAAAATTACAAAAAAAAGCGTTGTAACTATCAAATATATCTTTATCATAAATCCTCTCTTCTCTCTAATTTTCTAGTACATTTTAATAAACATTCTATTAAACATCTCTTTTTTTGATTTCTCAAATAGCATTAACAAAGTTTTATCTGAAAAATTTTTATAATTAAAATTAAATCCATACACTTCTATTCTTTTATGCACATTCAATCTCTGCCTCATATCAACTTCCCATTTTAGCCATTTCTCTAATTCTTTTTTACTCTTCTTTCTAACTATTACACCATTTCCATTTTCACTGTAAATAATCACTTGTTTCAATCTTGTCTTCTCCTTCAATAATTTCTTTTAACTTCGGTTCTTCAAACAGTTCACTTTTAGCAATCTTACCTTTTTTAGCTCCTTTCGTGTAATAAACAGGTTGTCCATTCTTATCTAATTTCGTCATATTAGAACGATGAACTTCTTTAAATGCTGTAAGAAATATCCCATTGAAATTATTCTTCTCAATTTTGTCGCATATCTCTGCCAATTCTGAATCCACTGAATCAAAATATAGTATTCTCGCAACAAGATCGACATTTCCTTTACATCGCTCCAATAATGTTCCTATATACACATAAGCCATATCCGCAACTGCATCCAGTTTTCCTACTGTATCATTTTCTATTTCGGCTTTCATGTACTCTGTTTTCTCTTCCATAAGTAGTAAATCTCTTAAATGCTCTCTCTCTTCCGTCATATCCTTATTTAAAAATTCTTCCTGCTTGAAAGCCAAATAAAATTCCTTGACCATTTTAGCCATCATTTCCCACTGTTCCATCTATCCTTCCTCTCTTTCGTGCCATTTTAAACTGCATTTTTTCATATATTCTAAATATCTCTTGGCTTTTTCTTCTGTTTCAAAATAATTCCCAAAATCATATCTTGCATTATCTTCAATATAACCCCAATCATTATCAATAGAAATCTCACAGCAATCATCTATATAAAAATAATTTTCCCCTGTTTCCGCTCTCCACCTTCTCTCAATACCATATTTTTCATTGACAGCTTCCACCTTCTCTTCTATTATTCTTTTAACTGTATCATCACACATGTTTACAGTATCGTTCAAATCAGAAGACTTTAAAAACAAGTAATTACTGAGTGTCACAAAACTAGGATCAATCAATGAAGTTGACATTACTTTTAATTCATCATCTCTGAAATTGCCAAGTTTTAATACTTCCTCATTTTGTTTTCTAATCCTCCAGGCCCATTTATCCCAAACAGGCGTAAATTCTATTTCCAATACACTTTCCTTTTTCATTTTTCCTCCTATTATTTTAATATTAATTAATATTCTAATAAATCACAAAATATAAAATTTATCCTTATTTTCAAGCTCCAAAAAGTGGAACCCATTTAAACCCAATAAAAATCATACTTACAGAGAAGTGTTTCAGTTACACTTTGCTTTTTAAAAGTTCCTATATAAAATACTACTTCTTCTCCATAATTGAGAACAAACAAATTTCCAGAAAAACTTTTATCGAAAACAAGTGTAACAAGTGTAACACACACCTGTTATATAACAGTAGTGTATATTAATAAATATAAATATAATACTTTAAAAATAATAAAAATTATACATTATAACATATGTTATATAACACTAAATTTGTGTTACACTTTGTGTTACACTTTGGGAAAATGTTACACTTAAAGTGTAACATAACACCTGTTATTTATGATTTCCCTTAGTTATATATAAATAATATATATTTATAAATAGTTCAATCATCATTTAAGTAATTTATTAATGAAAATTCAATTCTTTTTCTTTCTACTTATATGAAATAAAGATTAAAAACAACCATAGTTTATTCATTATTTTCATCTACTGGCTGAAATGCTCTGCGTGTTTTTTTATTTTTCCTTACAACCTTAATTTTCAACCTATGAATATTATAAATAGCCTCTCTTAACATCTTTTTGCTTGCTGTTAAATCATTTTCTTCACACCATTGTTCAAACTCTAAATATATTTCCTGATTAGTTTTACCTATAATATCCTCTTTTGTTAAATCCTTTACGTATATTTCAGCTCCATTGTTTTCTTCGTGATATTGCCTATTAAAATCTGCTACGATACTGCAGTTTGTAAAATCGCCATTTTCATACAATCTTTTATATCCTTCGATAATTAATCTCAGCCAGTACTCCAAAGCCTTTTGAGTAGTCAACTTAGTAATAAATCTCGGATCTTTTCTTTTTGGTTTAGAGTACATAGGAAGCCACAGGACTCTACGCTTATAACTTTCCCCTTTTTCCCACGATTTTAGTATGTGATTCGATGTAAATATTAGACTCACAGTCATAGTCGCAGACGTTGAATTTTTAAACATCTTTCTTATTTCCATATAATCGCAGGTTGAGATATTTTTCAACATTTCCATATCCTTGTCATTAATCGGCTGGTCTTGAATATCATCCCCTAGATTAACTAATTTACCATCCATGCTGTATGCGTATCTTTCATCTGACATCTGTTTTATCTTTAACCCGCTGCAGTTCTCCCTAGTTAAAATACTTCTGATAATACTTAATAAAGTTCCTTTACCATTTCCTCCATCTCCTACAAAAATAAAAAACTTTGCTAGAGACCTTTTCACTTCTGGATCAGTAATTAAACCATGGGCTAAAATTTCAAATAGCAAATCTCTATACTTCTCATCATTATTAGTCAATTGAGCCACATAATTATCAACTATTTCAACTGGTTCAGCTTCAGGTTTATAATCTAATTCAACATAGTAAGGAGTAAATTCCTTATAATCATCAATTTCAACAAACTCTCCATTTATTAGTACACCATTATTAAATTTTATATTAAAAATAGTATCTGGTGGTATCTTTTTACTTCTATACAGCATTTGCTTACAAACTTCATCCACATAAGCAGTTTTTTGGTCTCCAACCATACTGTAAATCATATGTTTTAATGACAATTCATCGTTTTCATATTTAGTACCGTTATAACAATAAAGCTCATTTTTATAAACACAAGTATTGAAATCTTTAATCATTTTAGTAGCTACCAAATATTCACCATTTTTTGTTGCTTCAAATCCAGTATCCCTCATAATTGTTTCAAACTCATTTTCATCTAAGGGGTCTGCAAATATGTACTGATTTATAAAATGGAGAATCCTTTTTTCTTCAGCATACCCTGCCAACTTAGCACGATGCGAAAAAAGTGCGTTATTTCTTCCGTCATTTTCGCTAAGGCCCAACATACTTTCAAATTTTCTGTTAGCTTGGAATATTTCAGGTAGTTCCTGTCTCACATCATTTCTTTCAACTTTTCTATGTTTTCCATTTCTTTTTATCGTACAGCTTTTAGTGTTTCCTGTATGCTTATACTCTATTTTAAAACCTAGAGGACACACTCTAGCAGCTCCACGAAATCCTAGTGGTTTCTTGAAGTATAAATGCACTCCTCTATCCGTCCATACAGTCCGTGTACGAATGTTAAAGTACTTTAGCAATACTTTTATTGTCTCAATGTCTAAACAGTCTATATCAACCACCAAATCGTCATCAGTCAACAACCAACCAGCGTCTTTAAAGTAAGTATCATTATCAGATATTTCAGCATTTTTAGCAGCATGTTTTTGACCTGGTTTATACTCTATATACATCTATTGTATCTCCCACATTTTCAATTTCTTGTTTATAATTTGATAATAATGGTTAAGGTCAACAATTTTCTCAAAGTTTTCTAGTTTACTGCAATCGTCATTCCACAAGAACATTTTTTCAGGAGCATCGGCAAACTTAACAAGTCCACCGTCTAATCTTTTTTTACTCAATTGAATTCCATTGTTTCTACAAGCAAAAACTCTATTTATATTCTGATATTTCTTATTGTCCTGGTCAAAAGTCCCTTGATAAGTTCTTCCTGCTTGAAGTATATACTGATACAATTCAGGCTTGGTTCTATTTTCAATCAATGTTTCTAGTACATCTTTATTATGCACCAATTTATTTACAACAGCTATATCAATGATTCTAGCATTGTTATTACTAAAATATTTGTCACCACTAAACTTATTAACATCTCCACCTTTACATTTGATATGCTCCCCTTTTACACCTATATAGTTATTAACATCTTTCTGAATAAACAAATCAAAGTTATCTTCTTCCAAATTTAATTTAAATTCTTTCTCCCATTGCTCTTTTACTGCCAAATACTCAGTGGAGTTAGTTGTAAAAGCCACACCATCAGTATTTATATTAATTATTTGGCAACTATCCGACAATCTTTTACACAATTCATATAGCGCTATTTGACCATAAACGCATACAGAATAAGCAGCACGAGGATTATTTAAGACAGAATATTGATTATTTAAGTTTCCATACACCGAATTAAGAATTAATTTAAGTGCGTCGCTTTCTAACTTGTCTTTATGTTTTATCTCGACCCTACGGTTTAATATATCTATATATTTACTAGTAGCAGGGCCTAGAGCGTTTAGCAGAATAATTATATTAGGATACATGCTCGTAACATCTAATAATTTTACATTTTTAACTCTAATTGGCTTAGATGGTGCTCCATGTAGTCCTCCAAATCCAAACTGAATATCATTCCCAAACTCTTTTTTCGTTATTGTTTTGGTATTCAATTCAAATGCTGGTTCATTCAACTGTAGCCACATTTCCTTTACTTCTAAATCAACTTTATCCAATAGGTTTTCTTCAATTCTGATACTGCTCCATTTATTTATTTTTCCAGAAGTGGTAAGCAGATTCCCTGAAATAGTTGTTGTATTCCATTTTTTAGCTTTACTGTTTCCAAGTTTTTTTACCAATAGTTCTTTTGTCTTAAAATAAGAATTTTCCCTCAATTTATACACTTCAATGGTTGTATCCACATCATATCCACAATAAAACATTGCTTCTTTCAGTTCCTCATCTGTCAATTTCCTATCTATATCAAACGGTACACTACTTTCAAGTATCATTTTACCCATATTTCCTTCAATTTTTTTAACCCTGGTTTAGATACATTAATTTGCTGGAAACAGTCAAGACTATTTATGCAGCTATCCACTTCCTTATCTGTGTTATTTCCAGAGATAATTCTATCATTAAATTCTTTTAATTGATAATTACTCCAACCTCTTATCATTTTTGTAAGAACTAAGTCGTCATAAAAGTAGTTGTTATAACCAACTAGAGTTTTACCTTTTATAAAATCTCGAAGTTCTTCAAAATCATTGTGAAATATTCTCAATGTATTTTTATTTATATCTTTAAAAACCACAAAAGCGTCATACTTGTATACCTCAATATCATAAAATAATAGATTTTCCATACATCAATCCTTTCAATAAAGGGACATCGTTTGACATCCCTTTATAATATAATTACTATTTCTTTTTATTTTTCTTAACTAATGGCTTAATATCTACCCAGATGAATCTACCGCCAGCTTTTTTTACTTCAAACATTACAGTTCGACCTATCAACTCATCTTTATTTTCTACATCTACCCCAAATTTATTTTTAAATTGTTCTAACTTTTTTACTTTTTCCTGAGGATTAATAAAGAATTTTTTCATTCCATCAACCCATTTAGCGTACACCATTTTGTTTTCATAGATTTTTCCTTCATACTCGATATGGATTTTAATTCCTACATCATCTAACTTAATTTCTTTGATTACAGCTTCGTCAATTAGTCCTAATTCCTCATCAGTAAACTTATCCACTGAGCTTGTTTCCCACAAACTGCAATATGTATTGTAATCATAAATATCTTTTCTAACTCCTACACAATTATGTAAATCATCAAAATCACAATTAAAATATTCCTGACACCATTTCTCTACTTTCTCAGCTTTTTCAGGATCATCAACAAACTTCGCTTGAGTTCCTGACCAGCTTTGTTTATTAAAATTAACTTCTCTTATTTCTCCAGCTTCTTCATGTAAAAAAGTCATAATTGCTCTTTTTCCTTCATTTTCATAAACCACTTGTACTAATTCTAAATCTTTTAATAATTCCATCTATTTTTCCTCCATAATATATTTAATTTTATTTTCTTTTAATAACATTTCAGTCAATTTTGCGTCTTTTTCATCTGATATGATAAAAATGTATTTTTTATCAGACTTTTCTGCCTTCTTCATAACCTCTTCAACTTTTTTATTCTTTTCTTCCCTTGCTTTTGCATTCTCAATAGACTGTGCTAAGTTAAATGTTTCCAAATATTCTTTTAAAATCTCATTGTCTCCAAGATTCTTTATAACTCCAATATCCATTTTTCTTTGTTCTAACCAGTCAGACAATTCATTTTCCAGCTTATCTAGCGAAGTTGTTTTATTAGCCATATTTTCTTTAAAGAAATTCTCGAAAGTTATTACATCATTGAAATCATAATGTTTCACTTTATCTTCAAACATTTCTTTAATTACAGTTTTTTTATTTCTTCTTTCAGTTTCTTCCATTTGTCGTATTTGACTTCTAACAATATTATCAGCTTCTTTTACAATTGCCACTATCTCTTTTACTTGTGCTTCAAAGTCATTATAAGGTTTCAACATCTCTTTTTTTATCTTAATTCTATGATCTTCTAGTTTTTTCACATCTTTATTAACTTCAGCTATCAGTTTTTTAGATTCTTTGATATTTTCTTCTGTTACTTCAACTTTTTTTAAATTCTCACTTAAATTTAATGCTCTCTCTTTTATGTACTCATAAGCATTGAAATTTATTTTCCCAACTTCAAATTCAACAATCCCTGTTTCATTAATATTCATTAATTCACTCATATTCTTACTCCTCTTCTCATTCAATATTATCATAAGCATAATCTACTAACAGTTTCACAACTTTTGAAGCAGAAAACCCTGTCGCCTCTTTTATTTCATTTATAATTTCGTATGTATCCGTTCTCACTTTTACAGCAATATTCCCTGATTTTGATTCTCTTTTTCTTATTCTTGTTAAAACTAATTTTCCCATTTATTTCTCCTATTCTATTTTTAATAAAATCTCTCACTTTTATGTAATTCTATAAATTTACTATCGCTATTTTTTCTATGCATGTAGTAGAACGCTTTTGCACTTTGTGTCGAAAGATGTCTTTTAGCATTTTGAAAAGCGTCATACTTATATGATTTGTCGTTCATAATTAATTCTATCTTCTTCTCGTCATGATTACTCTCAATGAAGAAATAATCATATTTAATATTAGGAGCATTCTCAAGCGTTGATGTATCTGTTGCATAAATCACATCGTTATTTCCTATTTTGAATACATAACCAGTTGTTACTACATCATGTATGCATTCAAAAGGAATTACTTCCATTTCTCCAATTTGATAACTAATTTCTGTGCTTAAAATCTTTTCCAGTTCTCTTTTCCCGACTTCCATAGCCACTTCATAATTTGAATAAATCTTAATATGCTTCCATTTGTTCCTAATACTCTTGAATGTAGATTTTTTCAAATGGTCAGAATGCTTGTGAGTAATGAAAAGATACTCTATGTCTTTTAAGTAATCTTTCAACTTCATATAAGGGACTCCGCAATCAACTAAAATATTATTGTTAATAATCACGGCGTTTCCTTTACTTCCTGATTGTATTACCTTGTATTCCAATATTCCTCCTAATCTCTTAACGCCAAAGGCATCATTAAATAAAGCCAGTCATCACTAGCACCACCTTTAACAAGTACCGCGCTCTTATTGTTGAGCATTTTCATTACTACTGTCTTGTCCTTGATTTTTTTAATAAAATCCAGCAGGAATTTCACATTTAATGCTATTTTTAAATCATCGCCATTCTGAATTGTTGCCAGCTCTTCTTTAAATTCTGAATGTCCGTCATTTGATTTTATTAATAATTTGTTCTGTGTGAAGTTAAATACCGCTCCATTTCTATACTCAAGAGAATTTTTAGCCACAGAATAAGCACGTTTAAGTGTAGATATAAAATTTTTAGTACCTAATACTACCGTTGTTCTATCTTTATCCAAGCTAGATATTATAGTTTTGTAATCTGGGAAAACAAGGTCAACTAACCTGGATACAACTTCTATTCCTACAAATTTAAACGATATTTCATTTTTTCCTATAGAAACCGCTGTCATTTCATCAGGCGCACCTAATTTAGATTTCATAACTTTTAAAAGTCCTTTAACGGTTTCCAGAGGTATGCTCACACCAAAATCTTCAGGCTTATTTGGGCTAGGATTTAATTGAACTCTTGCATAGGCCAAACGGTAGGTATCTGTCCCAATAGCCTTTAAATATTCTCCATCTAAATCAAGCCTCACACAATTTACAGCAAAGTTTTCAACATTTGTGGAAGCAGAAAACATTACATTCTCAAAAAGATTTTTCAAGTCTTCCTTCTGAAACGAATAATATCCTGGCACTTTTACACTTTCAAAGTCAGGAAAAGTGCTTCCTGTTATCAATGAAATTTCTCCCTTAGAATCATTTGTCTGGACAATTATTTTATCCTTTTCAACTGCGATTGTAACATCATTGCTGGAGATTCCTTTTACCAGATCCTTAAAAATTTTACAGGGAACTAGAGCGTTTCCACCGCCAGATATTTCTCCTGCAATTTCAATTCTTACAGATTTTTCCGAGTCCGAAGCTCTTAATATTAAAACATTTTTCTTTTCATCCGCTTCTATAAATATCCCTTTCAAATATTCTTTTCCAAACTTCTTTTTTTCTGCAAAATTTTCTGCAATTTTAACAGCTTCCAGAAGTTTCCAAGTTTTTACTGTCGCTTTTAGTTTAGCTTCCATTTCTTTTCATCCTTTCATTGATTTAGTAGGCTGACATCAGTAAAAAATGACAATTGCATTATTAATAAATATTTAGGAAGTATAATGTCAGCCAGGTTTTTTTATGGAGTTTCTTCTCTCCAAAGTATTGATTTAATTGTCTAAATTTGCTATAATTAAGATGAGTTAAGACAAACACTCATCCTGTTTTAGCCAGTGTTAGACAGTCGCTGGCTATTTTTTATTTTTATAGCCTCTTTTCTTTTATATCCAATCCAGGCGATTTCAAGTCCCGCTTCTTCAAATCCTAATAAAGTTATAGCATCCTGTTCAAAGTCGGCTTCCCCGCCTTCTAGGATTACTTCTTTTATTTCCTCAAACTTCTTGTCCGTTTTTGTAATAAAAGTTTTAATGTACATTCTATTTTTCTTATCAAATTCTCTCAGTTTCCGCTGTACAAACATTTTAAAAATATTGTAATATGCCGATATTACAAGTATCTGCTTTATCGCAGTTTCAGTATCTCTGTACCTAGTTTTTAAATATTTTCTAAATTTAGTTCTTAAAATTTTTAATTCTTTCTGGTACATTTTAGAAAACTCTGCAACCACAAATTCATTCTTAAAGTCCTGTATCTTACGCTGATTAGGGTTATGCAGCTCTTCATAGTCGAACTCTTTTACGAGCCTTGTCATACTCCTAAAACTTCTCTGTATGATGTCCTCAAGTTTAAAGGTACACCATAAAGTATTATTTTCCGCTAATTTAGGTATTTTAGTGTCGCCTCTTAAAAGGTTTCCCTCTGTGATTCCAGGAATATTAAAATAATTTCTGTAGTGCTTGCATAAATTTGACAAACCCATCATTGAGAAGACCTTTGATCTTTCATTTTCATCCGTCGAGAATTTTGTATAATCTTTTGCCTTTGATATAAGTATCTGCTTTTCTTCTTTCTTTTTTAATTTTCTCTTTATCTTCATAATTGTTCTCCACTTTACATCTTTTTAAAGAATGACGGCCACCAAAGCAATATTGCCAATAATACTGGAAATGCTAAGTTTCCACCAGCAACCCAACGTCCTTTTTCCCTAATCACTTCCAGCTGAACCAGTACCGTCATTGTTATCAGGAATATTATTTTTATCAGATTCCTCGCTTTCAACATTTTCTTCCTCCCATCTCTTAACCTCTTCCTTGTCTATTTCTATCTCAAGTTTTTCCCTGACCGTCATTTTGATAGCCCAACCTTTCTTACAAGTTTCTTGATTCTGTTCTTAATTTTTCTTTCTTTCATTTTTTTTCTTGCTTCCCTGTTTTGATTGTTTACCATTACTAAAGCGTCATATTTCATTTTAAATTCCTCCAAATTTCATTTTTAAAAATTCTTCATAAGTTATCCCAACGTACTTTTCAACTTGAATGCGCTGAATGTCATAATCCCAATTGTGCTTCCCAGCCCTTCTTCTTGCTTGTTCATCTTTTTCATCTTTGAATTTTGGAATTGCTGTTCCAAATTTAAGTCTTCCTGTCTGCAATCCGACTCTTACATATTGCTGCCCTTTACCGACAAATTCAGCAGCTTCCTTTATTGATAATTGCAATTTTGTAGCCTGTTTCCTTATCCACGATTCCGAAACTTCCATAGCCTTTTTTCCTTTCCGGGATTGCCGTCCCTTAATTTTTTTTGGTGTTTGTGTCATTACTTAGCCCTTTACGATTCTCGAACCTTCCCAATTTTGAGAAAGTTCATTCAATCACTCTCCTTCTACCCAAAGAATATTTCATCCAATACTTCAATAGGGTAAGTATTAATAAGTCCGTATCGACTATCCACTGTTGTGCCAGTCATCAGATTTCTCTCACGGCACATTCTAGTAGCTTTCTTCCCTATTGATGGTGCATGGTACCTCTTGGGTTTTATTCCCTTTATGTTGGCGTACGCTATTACTGTTAAATGAGTGCTAGTTACAGTTCTTCTTTGATTGTTTTCCAATCTTCTTATGCTCTTGTCATTATTTTCAATGGAATCGGCTAATCCAATTACATTATTTTCAATGGTATTCATTCTATTTTCCGCTTCCACCATCCATTGTGCATTCATTAACAGCTGCTCAGGAATAGACATCGGTTTCTTCAAAGCCTTTTTCATTCTTTCAAATTCATTGATATATGCCACATTCAAAACAAAGGCAATTGGTACTGAGGCATTATATCCACCGATTAATTGTGCTATACCTTTTTGTGTGATTAAATAATTTTTATACCTTTTAAAATTCCCTTCTACTTTATACGAACTAGGTATATAAAATTCAGTAAAATTAAGGTTTTCTCCGAGAACGGAAGATTCCGTTTTCGATATATTTCCACTATTTTCTCCGATAGCTAAACTTTCAGCTTTCGAGAATTTTTCTATATATCCGTCTATTTTTTCTAACAAATCATAATGATTAACTCCCAATTCTTCTGCTACTCTATTACTTGTTGTTACTAAAACTCCATTTACATTTTCTACAATTACTTGTAATTTATTCATATTTTTAAATCACTCTCGCTTTCTTTATTTCTTATATTTATTTTTTATCTCCATTTTCGTGTTATAATATTATTCGCCAAAACAACTTATAACTGAAAGGAGGTGTTATTTTGTTTCCAAAAATTCCAAAAGAATTGATTCTACAACTTGAACACGCTAAGAGAATAAATAAAATGTATCAAAACTTTTTATCCAAGGAAAATATAACCCATATTCAATTAGCAGTTCAGCAACAAAAACAACTTGATACCCAGGTAATCCAAAACTTGGCTTCTGCAGCTAAACAGTTCCAAATGTATGACAACTTAATTCCTAATTACAACGGATTAAATGAAGCTCTAAACTCAATTATTTCAGCTTATGAAACCAGTAAAAATAATGAGTTTGAAATTACTATTGAGAATGTACCAATTTGTATTCCTAAAACAAAGGTTGATGAATACATTGATAAATTCAAAAGTTTAAAAGTTCCTGATTCAGTTGCTGTTAAATTAGCATTTATCTCATACCTTATTTTGAGATTTGCTCCTTTAATTTATATTTTGCCTGCTTTAATTCCTTTTATAGAATTCTTACTTAAACTCTTTATTATATATGGCAAACCATATATAAAAGAATTATCAAAATTTCAAAAACCAGAAATTCTTGCCGAAAAATTAGCAGATAATACTTTTTCAATTGTTTTCAGTTCGGTTATTAGTATTATCGGTTCTTTATTCATTATGAAAAATAAGAAATAATTTTACCTAAAACTAACTTTTATTATTACTTTAAATAAAGTTCCAACCAACCAGTAAAATATCAAAAAAGGTAGTATTTTATATATTGCCTTTTTTATATTCTTCTCATATTTAAGATAAATAATAAATGTCATTAAATATCCCAAACAAATTAAAATCTGTTTTGCCATTCAATCACTCTCGCTTATTCGGATTTATACTAGGAATTTTAAAATAAAATACATTATAATTCCTAAAATGATTAATATACTTGCTATTACAATTTTATAAAAGTTCATAAAAACAAATCTTTTAAATTTTACTGGTGTGTGAAAAAGCAGTATATTAGCCAAAAATTCACTGACTATGGATATAATCTTTATCCATAGTTTTTTTAATTTTTTCATATTCTTTGTTTTCTTACCTCCTTCATTCAAATTACTCATTCCAACCAGCATTTTTTTTTAGATGTTTGCAATACTCATCTTTTTTCACAATCCAAAAACTTTTATGTTATAATCTAACCACCTTAATATGAAAGGAGGTATTATTATGTCTAAAAAACTAAAGGAAACTTTACAATTCCTAGGTTCTGACTATTCAGCAAGAATTATAGACGGTGTGGAAAGTATCTATCGTAAAATTTCTGACGATTACGAAATAGAAGTCACTGGTCTTAAACTTCCCGGTGAATACCGTGCTGGAATTTACATATGGACTGTGAAGTCAGCAAAAGTTTTAGAACGCCATATCGTATTATCTAAAGAAGAACTTAAAATCACTTTAGATAAAATGATAGTAAAATATTCCGCCAAATAGGTTTTAAACATTTAAAGATTAAGATTAAATCTTCTGTTGTTAAATCTTTTTCTGACAACAGTTGATTTAATTTTTTCATATTCTGTGATGTTCCTATAGGTTTGAATCTTCTCCACTCACTTTTTGTTTCTTTTTCCATTTTCTCACCTCACTTTCTTTATTTTTTTACAATCCAAAAACTTCTATGTTATAATCACCTTAATATGAAAGGAGGTGTTATTTCTGATTTAATTACCAGAAATTTCAAGTAATTGGGTTTCGCCAAATTCTATTACTAAAATCATTTTATTCTTAGTATCATCGGATACACTTTCGGAGTTTTGGATTTCATATCCACAAACTCCTCTTAATTCTAAGTCATCTATGAATATTTGATTGGCTCTTCCATTTAACTGAATTATTTTTATTTTATGTTTTTCTTCCATTTAATCACTTCCTTTCTCTATTTTTTTGGTTTAATTTTTGTATTTTCATGATATAATACTTCTAAAAAACAGGAGGAATTACCATGAAAAATACTATTGACATAACTTCATTAATCAGTGTTTTAAGTCTAATCATTAGTTTGGGATCTTTATTTATTAACTATTTAGTGTATAAGTTCTATACCCCAAAATTAATCTTCAAATTAATACCCCACTCTTATTATTTTTATCTGAAAGACCTAGAATCTAAAGAATATGATTCTGAAAAAGCGGCTGTCATATCACTAAAAATAAGTAATTCATCATCTTTTCCAATTACAATTGATGAGGTTTATATTAAAAATCATACTAAAATTTTTCACGATAATAATTTTACTTTTACTCCAATCGAAATTAAGTTGGAAAAGAATAAATTTACTTATCTTCCACCTGAAACTATTGCCAAAATACCACTTAGGATAGAGCCTTATGACAGTATTCGAATTAGTTTTAGATTCCCATTTTTTAAAGGCTCTAATAATTTTAAACTTTTCTTATCAACTCCAAGAAGGAATTATTCTTTGAAGGTAAAGTTATTAGAATACCACGAGTTATACCATTCTCTTTTCTGACATCTATTAAGATTGTTAGATTTTCTATATTTTCATCTTTTTTTAAATAGTTCTTTTTTATTAATTCTACTATTTCTTCCATTCAATCACTCTCCTCTTCTCTAATTTTTAGATGTTTGTAATATTCATCTTTTTTAGTTTATTTAAAATAAACTAAAGGAGTAAAAAAATAAAAAGATATTTCTTTTCTATCAAGATCCAAAATTTGACAAATCCTTTCAATTTCATCTTGTGAAAAATCAGTTTCATTGTTTAATTTCTTACTTATAGTGGCTTTTGAGCATTTCATCATTTTGGCTAAAACATACTCATTTTTCAATTTTTCTTTTATTTTACCCCTTAACATAGAATAATCTCTTTTTATAAAAATCACCTCCCGTTTTAAATTTGTTTATTCTAACTAAACATATGATACCATAACATTTTCAAGTTGTCAATACTTTTTTTCACTTAGAATAAACTTTTTTATTAAAAAGTTGATTTTTTCTAAACTATGGGGTATAATATAGTATCAAAAAAAATAGAAAGGATTTTAAAAATGGGAAGAAAAGAGGAATGCCACGTTCGTATAAAAAAGGCAATGAATCTGCGAGGGTTAACCCAATCTGATATAGTCGAGAGAACAAATATAAAAAAATCTGCATTAAGTCAATACATCAGCGGGAAAATTACCCCACGACAAAATGCAATTGATGAATTATCAAAAGTTCTAAACGTATCAGAACCTTGGTTAATGGGATATGACGTTCCTATGGAACGAAACACAAATATAGCTCAGCAAGAACCTGAAATACCAGAAGTTGACACAAGTGTATTGACACCTGAAGAGCTGGCAGAGTTTAACAAAGTTACTCAGACTAACCGGCTGCTATTCTTTAATGACATTGGGGACGATGACCACGATATGGCAGTTTTCAAAAATGTGGTGATTGATATTTTATTAAAACAGCGAAAAAAGAAAGAAGAGGAATAGCATAAATGCGTAAATTGAAAAGCTATGACAAATTTAAAAGCCTTGCGAGGAAATTAATAGCGGAACATAATACAAACAATCCTTTTGATTTATGTAGTCTACTAGGAATAAAGGTTATTTACGAAGACAACTTCAAATCCTTTTTTGGGATGTACTGTAAGATAAAGGATGAAAAATGTATCATAATCAATTCAAGCCACGATGAGCTGACTAGGCGAATAATCTGTTCCCACGAACTCGGACATTCATTTCAAGATCATGAAAGTGTATTATTTATGAAGGAAAACTACCTATTTGGAACGGAACAAGTGGAAAATGAAGCGAATTACTTCGCAGCAGCACTAATATTCGGGAACTTGATTCCAGATGACTTGGTAAATGACGAGAATAGAAAATTGTTGAGTGATTTGATTAGGTATTTGTAAAAAAAAAATATATATAAATTACAGAAAGGAAGAAATATGGCAAGAAAAATTATTGGAGAAGACGGGAGAGTTTATTATGAGAAAAAGCCTATTTACAAGCGATGGTGGTTTATTTTACTGGTTGTTCTAATCGCCATAGGAGTTATAGGAAATATGGGAAAGGATAAGAACAATGTGGCTAGCCCAACTAAAGCTTCAGTATCCGATGAAAAAGATAAAATTGAAAAGTTTAAAATTGGAGACACTGTAAATACTAAAAATATTGAACTTACAGTAAATGATAAAACATCATCATCTAGTGTTAGTGATAAAAGCGGATTTTTATCATTTAAACCTGATGGGGAGGATAATAAATTCCTAATCCTGTATGTTACTATAAAAAATATATCAAAAGAGATGATTTCTCTCGATTCAGGAAGTTTTCAGCTTTATTCAGAAGACAGTCAGTATTCACCTACTATGATTATGGTAGATGATGGATTAAACTACGATAGCATTAATCCAGGAGTCAAAATCAAAAAACGTGTATTTTTTGATGTTCCAAAAAATATTGCAGATTCAAAAAATTTAAAACTGAAACTTGGGAGTACTTTTTTCTCTAATACAGGTGGAAACATAGAATTTGACTTGCAATAAAAATAAGTCCCAAAATTACTGAAAGGAGGATACAACTTTTGAAAAAAGTCTTACTTTTTATACTTTTATCCTGTTCGAGCTTCTCAAATACCTGCAACTGGGTAAGTGAACCCAATTCAACTTTAAGAAAACACATAAACCTTTTAAAAAAGCATAATTTTGTCGATAAAATTTATTGTGATAATAATGATAAGTTGATGGTCTACTGGAGGAGTAACGACAGTGATGATGTCGACATAGGTTTTATGCTCAATAATGAAAATGCTAAAACTTTTAAATAATATTAGTAATTTTTCAAAAGATATCTTAAAAAAAAAACTTAATAAAGAAGAGGGATAATAATGATTAATCATAAATTATTAAATTCAAACGTTGAAGTATCTGAAATACCAATAGAGGGATATTTAAATTCTATTAATGATGGACCTCAAAAACATTTATTAGTTCATATTGATAACGAATGGTATTTTAAATCTGTATTTAAAATAAATATAAATAACCAATTATTGTATTTCGTTTTTCATAGCGAAAAATCCGAAGATAGAAAAAGACAATTTCGAGCTTCTTTTAATAATGATGAGTATAGTACAACTATAGGAGTCCCTATGAGTAGAAGTAATATTTTAAAACAAGGAACAAAAGAAATGCGTATGTATGAATATTTTGTTATTTATACTTTAAGAAATGATTATCCAGCTACTAATTTTACTGTTTATTGCGAAGATAAAATTAAAATAGAAACAATTCAAAAAATGGAAAATGATTCTTTTTTTACAACTTTTATAGCTTATATATCAGGTTCTTTTAATTTATGAAATTGAATTATTTTAATCAATGTTATAAAAAATAAAACGGATATTATAATCACATATACTTAATGAAGCTGGAGCTTTATTAATTAAATGGTTCTCTACTATGATTTAGGAATCTCGAGATAATAAATCTAAATAAAATTACAAAACTATAAATAGTAATACTGATTTGGAAGTAAAAAAATGAAAATTTAAAATAATACTTGACAATTTATAAATTATAAAGTACAATAAAGCATATCAATACCTTTGCAGTACTTTAAATAGTACAGGGTTCCGGCCTACGCAAAGGTTTTTTTTATAAGGAGAAAAAAGAAATAAGTCAGAGATTTCAATTAAAAAATTGTATTGACAAAATTTGTGATTTTGGGGTATCATATTAATGTAAACATGTTTACTCAATAACGAGATCAATACCCCGGCATTACCACTATGGTACAGATACGTCTGACGCTGGGGCTTTTTTTATTTTTAGAAGAAAGGAGGTAACGTATTCAATTTATGGAAACACATTTAAATTATAAAAAGCAATTATAGTTAGATATTTATAAATACAGGAGGATATTTTTATGAAACGGGAACACAAAGACTATAAAGTAGTAGATATAATTAATAAATTTAATATAATTATTAATTATGGCTCAAATGATGGAGCTTTTGAGGGACAAGAAGTCAGAATTTCTACAATGGGAGATGAAATTTTTGATTTAGATGAAAAATCACTTGGGAATATTGAAATCATAAAAGATGAATTGGAAATTGATAAGGTGTATGAAAATTTCTCTATCTGTAAAAAAATAATCATTAATGAAATTAACCCTTTTCAGCCTATCTCTCTTGTAAAAAAAGAAAAAAGAGCTGTTGAATTAAATGTTGAAGAGAAAGATTTTTCAAATATAAAATATTTAGATAATTCCCCCATAAAAAAAGGTGACAGTGTAAAAATTTTAGAATAACTATTGACATTTAACATATTTTATACTATACTTATAACAAGATAACTTTGTCTTCGATATTTAAAAATAACATTTTTAAATATCAGACTACCAGAATCTTGCTGTAAGTATACAGCAAGATTTTTTTATTTTATAGGAGATTTTTATGGATAAACCTTTTTTAAATTATGATGAACAAATAAATAAATTAAAAAATAATTATGGCCTTCTTATTTTTAATCATAATTTTGAAAAAACTTTATTAGAAAGTATTTCGTATTATGATTTGATAAATGGATATAAGGATTGCTTTATGATTGATGGAAAATTTAAGGAAGGAATTTCTTTATTTAGTCTATTTTATTTTAAAATATTTGATATGAATTTTCAAAATATACTTTTTAAATATAGTGTATATGCAGAGAACTCTTTTAAAACAAAACTCGCATATATTTTAAGTGAAGAATACGGTGAGCATCATAATAACTATTTAGATAGAAATAATTTTCAAGTTAATCGAAGAATACGTAGAGAAGTTAGAAAATTCACTCAAACTCTTAATAATATCAAGCAGATTGCATTACATTCTAATGACCATCCTACTAAACATTATCGTGCTTCCCATAATCATATCCCCGCATGGATATTATTTAAAAATGTGAAATTTAATGATTGTATAAATTTATTTAGATTTTTAGAAAAAAATTTAAAATTAAAATTAATCCAAAGATTTTTTAACAGCAACATTTTTTCAGACGATGATTCCATTCGTTTATTTAAAAATTTTATTAGTATAATCAGAAAATTCAGGAATAAAATTGCACATAATAGTAAAGTTATTACTTATACTGTTGATTCGAGGTATGAATTGCATCAAGTTAATACGTTACGTTTAAACCCTTATTCTTTAATGAGATCAAGAGATATAAATAATTCAATTGGAAAAAATGATATGTATTCTATGATTTTATCACTTACTATTATTTTAGATAATCCTTTATTAGTTCAAATGATGATGAATGAAATTAAAACATTATTACTTATATCTCCTGAAAATTCTGGTATTGATGTAGTTAAAGAATTTTTACATATTACTAAATTACCTGAAGATTTAGTTGATAGAATAAACAGTATTGACTTCTCAAGTATTTTGAATAACCATTTACAAAAATGGTTGCAAACTTAAATTTAAAGACTTCATAAGCATTTAAAAACTTTAAAATTCAAAAAAATAGCCCCTACGGCAATAGGGACTAAGTAATGTGATATACTCACAAACACTAATAGAAGTATATCACACAAACCTTTAAAATTCAATACAAGGAGTGTGATTTTTTTATGAAAAATCCAAATGGGTACGGAAGCGTATCAAAACTTTCAGGGAAAAGAAGAAGACCTTATATAGTGAGAATCACAACAGGTTTTGATACAAACGGAAGACAGATAATGAAAACACTGGGTTATTACGAAACTCAGGCCAGAGCGATAAAGGCTCTTGCAGATTATAATGAAAATCCATACGATATTAGTTTGAACGACATAACCCTCAAGGAAGTAATGGACAGGTTTATGCGAAATAAAAAAACTTTGGTTGAAAAATCAAGTCAAAAATCATATAAAGTGTGGTACAACTATTTAAAGCCGCTGCATAACAAACGAATGAAAGATATAAGAACATTAGAACTTCAGAATTTTATAAGCGGTCTAAACCATTTATCCACGGGAACATTAAAAAATATAAAATCTTTTATTAGAATGCTGTTCAAAGACGCAATGGAAATGGATATAATATCCAAGGACTACAGCGAATTTATCAAACTGCCTAAGCATAAGCCCAAAATAGAAAGAAAAGTATTTACAGATGAAGAGATAGCATTACTCTGGGAAAATGTTAATGAACTGGAATATGCTGACGTGATTTTAATTCTAATTTATACCGGAATGAGAATTAACGAGCTTTTAAGACTTCATAAATCAAATGTAGATCTAGAACAAAATGTAATTATTGGCGGGAGCAAGACAGAAGCAGGTAAGAACAGAATAATCCCGATACATCCCAAAATAGCCCCGCTCGTAATTAAAAGAATGGAAAACAAAACGGAGTATCTGATACCCAACAGGAGAAAATCAAATTACTATGAGTACAACAACTTCAGGACAAAGGAATTTATGGCCATAATGAAACAGCTTGGAATGGAACACACTATACACGATACCAGGCATACATTCGCAACAATGATAAGCGATGTATCGGATAACGAGAGCGCAATAACTGGAATAATCGGACATACAAACATAAATATGACCAAGAAGTATACGCATACCAGCATTGAAAAGATGAGAAAAGAAATGGAAAAAATCAATTAATACTTTATGTAACAGGTATGTAACAAATCATTTTTAAAGTGTCTGTAAATGAGGAGAAAAGAGATAATACTGAAAATTAAGGTAATTTTCAATTGTTTTTCCTTTTTCAAATTTTATCTATTGTAAAAAATTAAAAAACAATAATTATTTTATTCAAATCCTAAATTTACTTGGTTTTAACGAGTTTATAAAAATTTTTATAATAAAAATTTGCATTTTAAATAAAAATGGGTATAATTCTATTAGATAGTTTGACAATCAAAATTTTTATAAGGAGGAATATACTATGAAAATAAAACTTAATAATATTTCAGAAACTATGCTTATCACCTTATATATGCGGGCAACCGATGCCAAAAGTGAAAAGCCGATTTTAAATGACAAAAGATCTGAAGAAATAATCTCTCAAATAGATTATGACTTCTCGAAATTCAAAAGTGCATGGGCTTCGTATTATGGAGTACTTTCACGGGCGAAAGTGATGGATAATGAAGTAAAAAAATTTATGGAAAAATATCCAGATTGTGTGATTGTATCAATCGGTTGTGGATTAGATACGAGATTTTTACGAATAGATAATGGAAAAATAAGATGGTACAATCTTGACTTGCCAGAGGTTATCGAAAAACGAAAATTATTTTTTGAACCTAATGAACGAGTTACAGATATTGCAAAATCTGCATTTGATTCAGCATGGACAAAGGATACTAAACTGGAAGGGAAAAAATTGCTTATTATTTCCGAAGGTGTATTAATGTACTTTGAAGAACAGCAAATTAAACAGTTTTTGGAAATACTGACTGATAATTTTGATTCTTTTGAAGCTCAATTTGACTTGCTATATAAAGGAACAGTTAAAATGAGTAAAAAACATGATACCTTAAAAAATATGGAAGCAAAATTTAGTTGGGGAGTAAAAGATGGAAGCGAAGTCGTAAAATTGAATCCAAAATTAAAACAGACTGGACTTATTAATTTTACTGATGAAATGAAACATCATCTTTCTGGCTGGAAAAAATTGTTTATTCCATTCTTCTATATTTTTAATAACAGACTTGGAATTTATACTTATGAAAAATAGAATTATTTTTTAATTTATTTCCTTTTCTAAAATGAATGGAGGGATTATTATGAAAGAATTGAAATATTTGCTAAGTTTATCTGGTAAACATAGGGTGAAGCTGATTTTTTCAGCAATATTCAGTATAATTGGTACGACATTGTCTGCTGTGCCTTACCTTCTTGTGTATCAGATTGTTTTGGAACTTTTTAAGGCGAATATTGATTATTCAAGAATAAAGTTCTGTGTTTTTATTGCGATATTTTTTATAATTGTAAAGATAATTATGCAGATTTTATCAGGTATTTTTTCACATATTGCGGCTTTCTCGATTTTGTACAAGATTAGGATTGACTTAATTGAGCATTTGTCAAAGCTGAATATGGGGTTTTTTAAGAAAAATATGTCTGGAAAGCTGAAAAAGATTATTAATGAGGATATTGAAAAATTGGAACTCTTTATTGCACATCAGATTCCAGATTTGTCATCGGC